CTCCAAGCCAAGAGCCAGTTGCGTATCTATACTGCGTTGGGCAAATTCCACTAAGATCATCTTTTTGCTGCTGGAAAACGGTTCCCGAACATACCGTGGAAACGTCTGGAGTCCAAGGTTGCCAGTCTCCAAGCCAAGAGCCAGTTGCGTCTTGATATTGACTATCGCAAATCCCACTCAGGTCATCTTTTTGCTGCTGGAACGCCGTTCCTGAACATATCGTAGAAACGTTCGGACTCCAAGCAGTCCAATTTGGAACATGCGTACCAGTATTGTATCTGTAATTGTACGTTATTGCCATATGTATATCAATTATACACGCGTGGTCAACTTTTTGCCATCGCGAATCTTTTGTATAAAATTATTTATCGCATAAAAGTTGATTCTGTGTAATATAATTCATGAACGAACTTGATGAGGTGGCGAAAATTAGGGATTTGGGTTATTTTCGACTAATTTAATTGACTTCCATACTTATTTGTTTTTATCTTATTATTTTAACAGTGCGATACTGGATAAATATTACTAAATGATTTTTTAGTTATTTAATAATTAATTTGTTTGGTTTATTTTATATTTTGTGTATAATTCGGTATTATAACATATGTCAAAAAACAAAAAGCCCGCGCGAACCAGAACTAATAGAGTATCAGGCTCAGAAAGCTCTACTGAGCAAAATTTACCAAAAAAAGATCTTTCACTTCATGTGAGCCAAAGACCTAAAATAAGTTTTTCATTAGATATCAAAGAACGAACAGATCTAACCGATAAACAAAATAAACTACTGGATGTGGCGGCTAATAAAAATACCAAATGCGTATTTATTGATGGCTTGTATGGAACTTCTAAATCGTATTTGGCAGTTATGTCGTCTTTAAAACTCTTAAACGCAAAAAGGGTTGATGAAATTATTTTTATCCGTAACCCGGTAGAATCTTCAACAACTGGTAAAATTGGATTCATTCCTGGGACTAGTGAGGAAAAAATGGCTCCATATAATGCCATTCTATTTGATAAGCTAGAAGAGATGTTGCCTGAATGCGATATTGCAAAATTAAAGAAAGATAATAGGATAAACTGTCACCCTGTTGGATTTGTAAGGGGTCGTTCTTGGAATTGTAAGGCTGTTATAGTGGACGAAGCATCATCTATGACGTGGGATGATCTATTTCTTGTTTTAACAAGGTGCGGAGAGTTTACAAAGATATTCTTTATAGGCGATTCAGTAAATCAAAATGATATTGGCGCTAAATCTGGATTCCGCAAGATGTTTGACTTGTTTAATGATGAAGAAAGTAGAGACTTTGGAATACATTGCTTTGAACTTAGAGAATATTCTGATATCGTCAGGTCCGGACTGTTAAGATTCGTAATGGAAAAAGCTGGACTTATTAAAAAGCCAGAATTATAATAAATATTTTATAAATTATGAACATATTGCAAATAGGGGCTAATAAAGGATATGATGATTTAACAGAATTAATAAAAGATAAAGCTATTAAAGCTGATCTGTGGGGCGGAGAACATTTATTTTTTCCCGAAACTAAAGAATATAAAATAACTAGAGATTATGGGCTATTTTCAAATGTTTGCGTATCTATATATGGTATAATGGAGTGGCACAAGAGATTGAATACTACTCCCCAAAAAATAACTTTTAATTTAACAGAATATTTAAGTGATAATATTGATGTATACCATCACTTATTTAAAACCTCTGATGAACATCTTGAACTTCAGGATATATCAGAAGAAAGATTATTTAAATTTTATAGATATTTTGAACCTAACTTGCTTGGGATTGGTCGCAATAAATGGCATTTTGATTTTGATATAATAAATCGTTTATTAAAAAAGTATTATACTATTTCAGATGCTGTAATTGAAAATATAAATAGAATAGAAAAAAATAATAACATTAACTACGAAGATACTGTTTTTATATGGGCTAGGAAAACAGATAAAATATGCGAAACTGATCTTCCGGTTTCCAAAACATATAAAGATATATTAGAACAGAAAAATTTATTAAATAATCAGTTAATACTTCAAACAGATGATTTAAATGTTTTAAATGATTTTGAGAATGAAAATATTCAATTTAAAACTCTTAATGAAATTCCTTACGCTGAGCCTAATTTAGGATTTCATCAAAGACTAAGTCAGCGACTTACTGATGATCAATTTACGCTCAAATATGGATTCAATATTATTGAATACCTACAGAGACTTATTGCTCTTATGGTAGTTGCATCAAAATGCAAGGCATGCGTGATTTATCCAGGATGTTTATCTACTATGATACCAATGTTTAGAGGCAATTTTGAAAACTATTATAGTTTTATAAATGATAAGCAGCTTTTTACATGAGAGCTATAATTCAGCATAATTTTTCCTCAGGTTTAGGAGATTGCATAATGTCAATTTATCAATATATTGATACTGCAATAAAATTAAAAAAGTTGGGATATAAGGTTGATTTATTTGTGAATCAAAACACAAATTTATATTTTCATAGAAATGATTTTTTTAATGTGTTTAACATTTTTGTATTTTCTTCAATATTTGATTCCATTGAGGTTATTTCTGAAAATATTAATTACTTAGCTCAAACTGACAAGCTGCATCACATATATGCAATGAATGGTGCACAGCCTGGTTTACATTGGTGGGATTTATTTGCGGATGTAAATAATGAAGAAATTAAAAACTGTATTACCGAATATTCTATATATCCACATGTAAGTAATAATTTACCTGCTGAAAAAAATATTTTCCATTCAAACGTTATAACAAGTTATGAAAGCGTTGCTTGTAAAAATAAATATTCTTCAATTTATTTTAGACCAAAAGATTGTAATGATGGAGAATATTTGTATAATCATTTTCGTTCAAATATAGAGGAAATTATTCAAACAAGTAAAACAGTGTTTGTTTGTTCTAATTCATTTGAACTTAAAAAACGGCTGAAAGAATTTGCATGCAAAAATATTATTATTAATGATATTCATAAAGAAGAAATATACGGAAATCATTGGGGCACTACATTAACAATAAATAGAGAAGACTCATTATTGAAAACAATTCATACAATCAGAGACATGCTATTTTTAAAAGATTCAAACCAGATTTATCATTTTTCCGAATGGGCAAGAATATCAAATTTTCTATTTTTAAGTAAATTACGTAACGTTCCAATCAATAGCTTGTATTTTCCGTAAAGTTTTTTTTATTAATGTATGACAATTATTGTTTCTTTTAGGCATCTATATAATGATTGGTATGCTGGAGAACTTTATACTAAATTTTTTTCATTATTAAAAGAAACCTATAAACATATAAATTTCGAATACGTTGATATAGTTGAATTTGGAAAAAGATTTGGGTGCTTTAATGAATACTCTCCAAATGGATTGCCTACAATATTTTCTCCACTGAATTTAATTATTTTCAATCCAAAAACTGAAAAAATATTTATTCATAGTTTGCATGATTACGCGTCAGTGATGATTTCGTCATTGGAACAATTCCAAAAACAAATTCCATTTATTAAATTTTGTTGTTCCTCTAATTTGACTACAGAATTATTGAGTGAAAATAAACATGATAATATCATTATACAGCCATCATTCTATTGTTTGGAAAATTTGTCCGATTACGAGCGTGTAGAAAAATTAAAAATGAATAAAAAAGTATACGAGAATCCCTTTTTTGTAGGTTTGACTTATGGAGATCGTGAAATTTTTAAGGAAATATTTAAAAAATCTGCTAGGTTTGACTTCTTGGATAAAAGAGATGACAACAGTTATTTTAGCAAAGATGAATACTATGAAAGAGTATCTCGCTGCTTATATGGCATGAGTTTTAACGGTGCTGCTAAAATATGTTACCGAGATTTGGAGTATTTCGGACTAGGTGTGCTTAATTTACGACAGAGACTTGGTGTGTGTACTGTAGAGCCATTAATTGAGGATATACATTATATAAACTTCTTTGATGACGATATTCGTAATACTGCATTAAATGATAATAGTAAAAAAAGCGTAATAGATACATTGGAGAATAAACTCGATAATATAATTAAAAATAACAAAGTAGATTTTATAATAAATAATGCTAGAAATTGGTATAGCAATAATTGTACTCCATCTAGCAACGTAAAATGGTTGGATAAATTTTTAAAAGATTTTAAATTAATTAATATATGAATAGTGAAATAAATATACAGCATCCCATAAAAGATAAACTTACATATAATGGATCTACATTATTTGATAGTTCTTTTTTTATTAATGGAAATGTTCCTCATATGTTTTATGATGGGCTTTCGATTTGTCAGCATTATAATGTGATAGAAAAATTTTATGAGCTTTTTGACAAAATAAAACCATCAAGAGTTATAGAAATTGGTGCCGCTGGAGGAGGTTTAACATTATTACTTAGAGATATATTGGATTCGCTACACCTTAAGAATGTTCCAGTGGTAACATACGATATTATCGAATCTCCGATTCATAATAGGATAAAAATAAATAATCTGAATATAGATTTTTATAAAGAAAATATATTTTCTAGCAATTATGATAAATTAATTGATGATAAACTGATAAAGCAGCAAATACAATCGGATGGCGTGACGGTACTTTTGTGTGATGGCGGTTTTAAACGTGGTGAATTTAATTTATTGAGTAAATTTTTAAAAACTGGAGATATTATAATGGCTCATGATTATGCTAAGGACGAAAAATTTTTTAATGAACAAATTAATAATAAAATATGGTATTGGCATGAAATACAAGATTCGCATATAGAGCAATCAGTTAAAGAATATAATTTGAAGCCATTTATGCAAGAAAAATTTGATGAAGTGGTTTGGGTTTGTAAAATAAAACAATAACATATGATTTATAAGAATATATTTAAAAATATTTATGAAAATTGGGGGTTTGGTAGCTTGGAAAGTCGTTCCGGCCCCGGTAGCACGCTTGACGAGACAAAATTATTGAGGGAAAAAATAAAATCTTTAGTCCAGGAATTGGAAATAAAATCTGTTGTTGACATACCATGTGGCGACTTCAACTGGATGAAGGAAATAGTAAATATATTTCAAAGCTATACTGGTGGCGACATTGTTGATGAGGCTATAAATAATAATAATACTAATTATAGTAATTCTAAAACTAAATTTGTTGTTTTTGACTTGATTAATGATAATATACCAGATGCAGACTTGCTTATTGTTAGAGACGTTATTGGTCATCTACCTTTAGAGGACGGAAAAAAGATTATAAATAATATATTGAAATCTAATTGTAGATATTTTTTAAGCACCACTTGGGCTAAAAAAAATGATAATGGAGAATGGGAAAATTGTAAATCTGGGCAAATAGACCGTGAAAATGAAGGAGTTGAATATGGAAGATTTTACCCAGTTAATCTTATGGCTTATCCATTTAATTTTCCGAAAGCAAGTATGTATTTAGAAGAAGATGTTGTGGTTGATGGCTTTGAAAATGGAAATAGAAAAGTTTTAGCTTTATGGGACTTGGATGAAATAAGAAAAAATATTACAATTACTGAGGTTGAAAAAAGTAATACTGAGATTGTCGACCAGGATTTGAATATTAATAGTTCAAGTTATTCTGATATAACATTAGTTACGGGGCTCTGGGATATTGGTCGTGGAAATTTAGAAGAGGGCTGGTCTAGATCGTATTCGCATTATATAGAGAAATTTAAAGAACTATTAAAAGTTAAAGAAAATTTAATTATATTTGGTGATGCAGAATTAGAGAAAATTGTTTTCTCTGAGCGAAATAGTTCAAATACTCAATTTATTTTCAGGGACTTGGAATGGTTTAAAAATAATAATTACTATAATGCTATCCAAAATATAAGAACTAATCCCGATTGGCTTAATCAAACTGGCTGGCTAATTGGATCTACTCAAGCTAAACTTGACATGTATAATCCATTAGTAATGTCTAAGGTATTTTTATTGAATGATGCAACGATCATGGATCGTTTTAATTCGAAACATATGTATTGGATTGATGCAGGAATAACAAATACGGTACATCCAGGGTATTTTACTCATGATAGAGTATCGGAAAAAATAGCCAAACAAAATGAAAAATTTACTTTTATTTGTTTTCCCTATGAAACTACTAGTGAAATTCATGGGTTTAATTTTACCGAAATCTGCAAAGAGGCTGGGGATATTGTAAATAAAGTTGCCAGAGGTGGATTTTTTGGCGGACCGATTGAAACAATAAAGAGAGCTAATGAAATTTATTATGATCTATTGATGTCCACATTAAATAAGGGATTAATGGGAACTGAAGAGTCTCTATTTACTATTATGTTGTATAAATATTCTGATTTATTTAAATATGCGGAAATTACAGATAATGGATTAATAGGCACATATTTCGAAAACGTTAAAAATAATCAGGTAAAAATTAAAAGTGAAAAATCTAAATTATCTTTAAACACAAAGTCATTTACAGATAAATCTGCTTTATATGTTATAACTTATAATAGTCCAAAACAATTTAAAACATTAATCGAATCAATGTTGCAATATGATAGGGACTTCTTAGATAAAACTACAAAATTTTTATTGGATAATTCTAATGATGCGTCTACATTTGAACATTATTCAGCAATATGTAAAGAATATAACTTTGAACATATAAAGAAGGATAATTTGGGTATTTGTGGAGGAAGACAGTTTATTGCTGAGCATTTTGCTAAAACGGATTTACAGTATATGTACTTCTTTGAAGACGATATGTTCTTTTATCCTAAAAGGGGGGAAGTATGCAAAAGTGGATTTAATAGATTTATTGATAACTTATATGTTAATACTATGCAGATTATTCAAAACGAAGATTTTGACTTTTTAAAATTATCATTTTCAGAATTTTTTGGCAATAACTCCACACAGTGGGCGTGGTATAATGTTCCACAGGTTAAGAGACAACAGTTTTGGCCTAATTATAGTAAGCTTCCTGAGTTTGGAATAGATGAGAATTCACCAAAAACAAAATTTAACGAAATTAAAATATTAAATGGTTTACCATATGCAGCTGGAGAAGTTTATTATTGTAATTGGCCACAATTGGTATCAAAATCTGGAAATAAAAAAATGTTTTTAGATACTACTTGGGCTCATCCATATGAGCAAACGTGGATGTCTCATATTTTCCAGGAGACTGTTGCTGGAAATATAAAACCGGGTTTATTATTACTTTCTCCAACTGAGCATAATAGATTTGACCATTATGATAAGTCTTTAAGAAAAGAAAGTTGAAGCAAGTGAACCTTGTTAATTATTTTTTTTAAAAGTATCAAGTAATTTAATTGGAATATCATTTATACTATCGTAGTCTCCTTCTGAACGCATATTACTGACATTTAAAGTTTTCCAATCTGAAATTTTTCCAGTTTCTTTATCTGTTATGCTGGGCCAAATACCGTATTCTCCCCAATATACATATTTGTATAGAACTATATTCGCTTTGGATCGGTATTCTTTTTTATCAACTGGTAGTTTATATTTATTGATCAATCTTATGGCTGATTTATCGCAATCTAATTCCATCTTTATAATGGATTGGGATAATTTTAATCTATTTGATTTACTTATTTTTTGTATATTTTTACTATTTTTAAATAAATTATTTAAATTATTTATATTAGATACTTTTATTTGAAAATCGTTCCAGTATTTGCTTTCATTGATACACTGTAAAAAATGGGAATATTCATGTGCCAAAACGCCTATCCAGTATGTTGAAGACGTATCCAAAAAACATTTTATTGTCATATCGAATTCTGAAAACTCTCCGTCTATTTCATTTTTATTTATTGCTGGATCTTTAAATATTACTTTTCCATTATGTTCTTTTAAGTGTGCTTTAATTTTATTTATAAAAACTTCTATTTTATACTTTTTAAAAATGTCTTCTAGTTTAATACGCATAGAATATATTACATTTTATAATGTGTATATGGGTGATAAATAAATTGATTATTGTTAATTTATATTTATAATTAAATATATATGAAGCTTTATTGCAATAACTGTTTTTCTAAAACTGAATATAAATTTTCGAAACCGAAATTTTGTCCAGAATGCGGTTCCAAGACTTCCTCATTGGTGGCGTCAACAGAGTCGAGTCCACAACTTAATTCAAATAATATTCAAAAAATAAAAGATTTAGAAAATCAACTAGCTCAATTTAAAAGGACAAAAGAAAATATTAGACTCGATACTCGCGAAAGTGTTACTCACAACAGCGCGCAGGATGGTATAATTGATATTGAAGATAATGATGACGGCGATGATGATGTGTACGATTACAAGAAAACTCAGTATCATATAAATAATTTTAAAAAAAATAAAAATAAATCTGGAATTATTGTTGAAAAAGATAATTCTAATGCTGGAATCTCTTTTGGTCAACTTATGGAGAGTTCCTCTTCTTCTGGAGGTTCATCTGGTCAGGAATTCAAGATGAATAATGTAACTGACTCTACTAAGAAAACTAAAGATCAGATACTTGAAGAAATCAGAATTGAAGCATCTAGCGTATCTAGACCAATAGAAATACACTAATTAACATGTTGGATGAAAAACAATTTGAATCTAACAGGCCGGATTTTTCTGAATGTATTTATATAATAGACGAAGAATTGTCTAAACGTAGGGGAAAATGGAGACTCACGGCGATAGCATGGATGGATTTTGACGATGTTTGTCAAAAAATAAGATTACATGTTTTTAATAAATGGCAGCAATGGGATAACTCTAGACCTATTAGGCCATGGCTTAATACTATTATTACAAATCAGATGACCAATTTGATAAGAAATAATTATTCATCTTTTTCTAAACCTTGTAGTACATGTAAATACAATCAGGGCGGTGAATTATGCCAGCTATATTCTGTGCAAAGCGTGCAGTGTGCTGAGTATGCTAAGTGGAGTAGTGGAAAAAAAAATGCTTATGATATAAAGATACCTGTCAGCATACATGAAAATTTTGCTAGTTCTTCCGATAATAAATCTACATTTTCAGCTTTTGATATTCCAGATAATAAACTTTATATAGATTATGCAGTTAATATTGAGAAACTACATGTTAAGATGAATGAAAAACTAACAGTCGTTGAATATAAGGTTTATAAATTATTATATATAGACAATAAGGATGAGATTGAAACAGCAAAGGCAATGGGTTATAAAACTAGTGAAAAAAATAGATCACCTGGATACAAGCAGATAAAAAAAATAAAAAATAAAATTTTTAAGATTGCTAAACAAGTAGTTTCTGATATATAAAATATGAAACAAGAGGAGGAGAAAAATTTTGTATTGACTGAGCACCAGCAAGATGTTATAAGAAGCGCATTTGCTGATTCGGCTACTCCTAATTTGTCAGAGTTAACTCGTAAGGTTTTTAGTAATAATTCATTGGATGGTAGAAGTAAGGAGGGCAGATGCATTAAGGAATACATTTCTGAATTTAAAATAGGAAAAGTAAAAGTCAATGTCATTGAGAAGGTAGATCCATATATTCTTACAGATCAGCAAAAATTAGAAATTGAGATTGCTATAAAAAGTGTTGATTTTACTAGTCTTATATTTACTAGAAAATTATTTAACGATGACTCTATAAGCGCATTGCATAGAGAGCATAGAGCCGTTCAAGGCTATATAAAATATTTGGATGATCAGGACGACAAGAAAAATTTAAGAATAGACGAATCTGGGGATTTTCAGTCTATAGTTTATAATCCTTCCAGTAATGTAAAAAGACCTCAGATAGCTGCTGACCAATATAGACCACCAGCTACATTTGTACAAGTAATAGCAAGAATAAATAAGTATTTGAATTATGGATGGAGAGAAGAGAATCTCAAGCGAGCACAGATAAAATGTGTAGATGCTCTTTCAACATATCTTAAAATATTTAGATTTCTTTATCAGATAAATAGTTATTCTAGACAGGAAGATAGGGAACTATTTGAAGACGCATTTATTCGATATACTCATGATAAGGATGACTTATCTCAGGAGGAAATAGATCAATTTATAACCCTTTCAAATGAGGTGGTTATCGCAGCCGATATTCAAAGACGAATAGAGTATCTTAGAATCTCTTTGGATGAAATGGCATCGGAATCTGACGGTAAAAAAATAAGTATGAGCCTTAATGAAGCTATTAACAATGCTCAGACGGAGTATAATCAGTGTATTTCTCGTCAAGATAAATTATATAAAAGTCTTACTGTTAATAGATCTAAAAGAATAGAAGAAAAAAGAAATGAAAACGCGTCTATCTTGAATTTGGTTTATGCGTGGAAGCAGGAGGAAAATAGAGACAGAATGATTGCTCTAGCTGAAAGACAAAGAGAAGCTCTGAAAGAAGAAGTAGAAAAGTTGTCTTCAGTTGATGAATTTAAGGCTATTATTCGCGGAATTGATCCAAAGGAAATTTTCAACACTTGATAAATATGGAATTTTCTTGTAAGGAAAATGATTGCGCTTACTCATCTAATGATAAGGATGAATTTACTCAGCATGTTAAGAATATGCATGGTATGAAAATTGATCAGTATCTTAAGCGTAATTTAAATAAAAAAGACCTGCTTACCAATGAGGCAATTGAGTATAAAAGCCTTGAGCAATATCTATTAACTGACTTTGTAAATAAGAAGAATATGCTAGCGTGGCTTAAACTAGAAAAAGACGGATCAGCAAAAAAATTCTTATTGTATAAAATTATTTCACATTCTAAATTAAAAAGTGTATGGCACTTCCCGTCTTCTTCTGAGATGAGAACCATATCTTATTTGCCCTCTATCAAAACATATCAATTTTTCTTTGAAGATCTCAATGAATTTATAGATTCTACATCATTAAATAGGAGGTATAATTATAATAAAAATGAATTAAATTTTAATTTTATTCATAAGAAAAACATAACCATTGATACTAGGGAGCAAAAGCCTATAAAGCTTAATAATTATGAGGTCATAAGTAAAAAACTTGAGTTTGGGGATTATTCGTGTGATGGAATTCTTGCAGTTGAGAGAAAGTCTCTTAGCGATTTGGTTTCAACGCTATCTTCTGGATTTGATAGATTTAATAGGGAGATACTTAGGGCAAAGGAAGCTGGTGGATATATAGTGGTGGTCACAGAGTGTGATATTAATAAATTTTTATCATTTTCTTATTCTAGAACTGGAAGATATGCTAAGGCGTCTTCTGATTTTATATTTCATAGATTTAGGGATATATGTAAAAGTTTTCCTGAAACTGTTCAGTTTTGTTTTTCTGGTGGTAGAAAAGAATCATCTGAAATTATTCCTAAAATACTTTCACTTGATTGTGATACTGCTAAAACATTAGATTTTCAATACCTGATAGAGCATAAACTTATTTAATATATGTGGGAAATAGGAAATCAAGACATTATTATTCCAGACAGGCACTTCAATGAGGAGCTTTTGGAGATGCGTGGGGAAATGGATGATCCTACGGCGCGTATAACGCTTGCCAGATTTTTAAAATCTAACATAGGATTAACTACGGAATTATTTTTAGGAATAAAGCTTGAAAAGTATCAAGAAATAACTATTAAAGCCATGTTTAATAGGAATTTTAGCATGTTGACTTGGGGGAGAGGCGCCTCTAAAACCTTTTGCGCGGCTATCTTCTGTGTGCTGCAGTGCATATTTGAACCGGGAAGTAAAATATTAATAGCTTCCGCTAACTTCAGAACTTCGAGAAGACTATTTATGGAAATAGATAAAATGCTGAATGCGAAAGATGCAAGTTTGGCTCATCAGTGTTTTAAAAATCCAATAAAAAGAAATGATGAATATATATACCCGGTTGAATTGCCAAGTGGTGGATCTATAATTGCTATACCCCTCGGTGGAGAAAACACGAGAGGTTATAGGGCTTCGGTTCTAGTAATTGATGAATTTTTATTAATGCCTAAAGACATAGTTGAAAGGGTTCTTATGCCTTTCATGAGTTCTCCGCTTGATGTGGCTGAGAGAATTAGAATTAGGGAGGCTGAGGATCAGATGATTAAAGCTGGTAGAATGTTTGAAAAAGATAGGACGGTTTTTAAAAATACTAACAAAATGATAACTCTGAGTTCCGCGAGTTATACTTTTGAATATCTTTTTGAGCTTTATTCCATTTGGTCAGACATAATAAGGGATCCTAATCTATTGGGGGATGTGGAAAAAATAGGAGAGGACAGAATGGAGGCGATGAAGAACTCTACTTATTTTGTTTCTCAAATGAGTTATGAGTCACTGCCTGAGCATATGATTGATCAGGGCGTTATACAGCTAGCAAAAAGCGGCGGTATAAGCCATTCTGCTTTTCTTAGAGAATATTGCGCAAGATTTGTAGATGGCGGAGATGGTTATTTTTCACCTAAAAAAATGACACTATGTACGGTTCCAAATGGACAATATCCGACTACTAAAATAGTTGGAGATAGGGATAAAAAATATGTATTGGCTATAGATCCAAGTTTTAGTGCTTCTAAAAGTTCAGATTATTTTGCTATGGCGGTTTTAGAATTAAATCAAGAAGATGGCACCTCTATTTATGTTCATGGGTACCAGAAGGCTGGAACAAGCATTCAAGATCATATAAAATACTTTTATTACTTACTAACTCACTTTAATATAGAATTGGTAATAATTGATAATGCTGGTGGTGATCAATTCATAGAGGCTGCAAACGGATCAGCTATTTTTAAAGCAAAAGGAATGAAAGTCGGCTTTTTTGAATTTAATTCTGACAAGGAAGGTGATGAGTATATTGAAATGCTTAAAGGTGCTAAAACTCAATATAATCTAGACACTAGAACTATATGTATTAAGCAATACTTTACTTCATCATTTATAGGTAGGGCCAATGGTTATCTTCAAAGCTGTATAGATCATAAAAGAATATGGTTTGCCAGCGCCTCATGCGCGCACCCGGACATAGTGAATCAAATGTTTAGTTTAAATATTCCTATTGACTATATTTATCCAAAGGGTATAGATGATGCTCCAGATGATGCGTCTGAAAGAGCCAAGTTGGGTATTAGAGATTTTATGGAGCAACAGGATTTTATAATAAAAGATACAAAGGATCAGTGCGCTTTGATACAAGTTTCATCGACAGCTCGCGGAACACAGAGTTTTGATCTCCCCTCTCACTTGAGAAGACTCACGACGGCAAACAAACCAAGAAAAGATAACTATTCGGCTTTAATGCTTGGTAACTGGGCTGTTAAGGTGTATTTTGATCTCCACTCTGACAAGGCAGAAAAGCCTAAATATAATTTTACACCCTTTTTTCTATAAAACGTGTAGAATTATACAATAATACAATTGTTAATTGAGCATTTTAATTAATAAAATAAAGGAAAATTGATGTCTAAACAAAAGCTAGAAAATATTTTATCTACTAATACTGCGGTTTCAAAATCATCTGCAAAACGTGAAAAAATAGAACTTCCAGAAGCAGTTATGGCTTCGCTTGATGATAATTTAAGTGTATCTTTGGGTTCTAGCTGCGAGAGGTCTGGTGATACCTCTATGAGGAGAAACTCGTCTGGATCAATCACTAGAACGGATAGATTTGCCAATCTTGAAAGAGGTGTTGTTCCATTTATTTACGGAACAGGAAAAGGAAACTATGATTCTAATATTTCTGCGAAAGATACTATAGTTCTTTGTCAAAAGGCTTACTGGAATGTTCCAATATTTAGGAATACTATAGATTTAATGACAGAATTTAGCCTATCTGATATTTATCTTACTGGTGGAAATGAACAAAGTAGAAAATTTTTTGACTTATGGCTTCAGAAAATAAATTGCTGGGACTTGCAAGATCAATTTTATAGAGAATTTTATAGAAGCGGTAATATTTTTATATATAAATTTAGAGCAGATTTTGGTAGAGAGAATATGATGAAAATACAGGAGGCATTTGGATCTAATAATTCTAAACCTGTAGATGCTTCACCGACCGTTCCAGTAAAATATATAGTTCTTAATCCAGCTGATATAAACATAATAACTTCTTCATCTTTCTTGGATAATGTATATGTCAAGATGCTCAATGACTATGAGTTGCAAAGTTTAATAAACCCAAAAACTGAATCAGATAGACAAATAGCTGAAAAAATACCAGAAATTAAAAATATTATAGATAGGAATAAGAGTAAGGTATCTAAGGGTATTCCATCTGGATTAAATAATGTTGGATTGGAACTTGATAAGGATAGATTAGTTGCAGTTTTTTATAAAAAACAAAACTATGAGCCACTTTCGGTTCCGATGGGTTTTGCGGTTCTAGAAGATATAAACTCTAAGCTGGAATTGAAAAAAATAGATCAAGCTTTAGCAAGGTCAGTTCAGCAAGCGGTTTTAATGATTACAATGGGAGATGAGAAAGTTGGAATGCCAAGCGCTCAGAATCTAGTATCCATGAGAAAGCTTTTTGAAAACCAAAGCGTTGGAAAAGTTCTTGTGGCTGATTATACTACTAATGCTAAATTTGTTATTCCAGATATTGGTAATTTACTTGATCCTAAAAAATATGAAATATTAGATAATGATATTCGTATGGGATTAAATAGTATTCTTTTTGGTGAAGAAAAATTTTCAAATACATCCATAAAGGTCAAGGTGTTCTTTGCTCGTCTAAAGTATGGTCGTGAAAAGTTTTTAAGAGATTTTTTAATACCGGAAATGAAAGAGGTTGGAAAAGCGCTTGGATTTAAACAGGTACCAATTCCAAAACTTGAAGATATTGATTTTGAGGATAATGTTTTAATGAGTCGCGTATATTCTAGACTTATAGAGCTTGGTGTTTTAACTCCGGAAGAAGGTTTTGATGTTTTTCAGAGCGGTAGACTTCCAACCTCTGAGGAAAGCATTGAATCACAAAGGAAGTATAAGGATTTAAAAGAGAAGGGTTATTATCAACCATTGATAGGTGGAGTAAAGGATGCATCTGGCGCTCAATCTAGTGGTTCTTCTGGAGGGAATAAAAATCCTGCTGGCAATTCTGGAAGACCATCTGGAACTGGTGGAATCAAGCAATCGGTACCAAGAAAACAAGTTTCTGGATCGGTTTCGGAACAAAAAAGTAATGAGTTTAGTTGTGAAAAAATGAAGATCGTTATTTCTTCTCTGACCTCGTTAGAAAAGAAAGTAGAATCTATACTTAAAGCTAAATTTAAAATAAAAAAACTTAATAAACAGCAACTTGAAGTCGCATCGGATATGGCAATTTTAATTGCTCAGAATGAAAATTTGGATTCATGGAATGATGTTCTAAATTCTTATATTGAAGATCCGTCTAGATCTAATTTGGAAATTTATGATAAAATAGATGAACTTGCTATAAATCATAGTTTAGATAATAGATCTGCCGCTATTCTTTACCATAGTAAAAAATAATTATGAGTATAAATAAAATAAAATTAAAACAGATAGATGCTGATTTTTCAGGTCTTGTGGGCGGATATGGATCTGGATATTTTGCAACAACTGGTTCATTTAATTTGCTTTCTGGATCAGTTGTTCCTTATTCCTACATTGCGACCGGTGGCTTCCTATACAATACTGGTAATCAGTTAATATCTGGTGTTAAAAATTTTATATCTAGACCAACTTTAAATGGAAATGAACTAGCAGCACTGAGTGAAGTTATTTCTTCGTCTGGTAATAATATATTAAGTGGCAATAATACATTTTTGGGAATATCTATTTTTGAAAATAATAATATTAATTCTAATTATACAAATGTAAACTTTACACAAACTGATTTTACACTTGATTCGTATTCGTCTGAAAGTTTACTTGATGAGTTGGGATCTGCCGTCGTAAATACGATCAATAACCAAAATATTAGTGGTGTTAAAAATTTTTACGCACTTCCTACGGTAAATGGTACTGGCGTTCTTATTAATAAAGTAAATCCTATTTATATTAGTAAAGATAATTCTAACAGTAATTTTTATTTATCTTTTGCTGAAAATGATACTGATGCTTTTAAATATTTAAAATTCAACACCGGATTAAAATATGATGCTCAAAATAATTATTTATATTCTAATGTTTTTTATGGTGATCTAAGTGGCACTAGTCTTTCTTCAATGGGTTCTTCTGGGGTTTATATAGATATAGGCGCTGGATCTAATGATTCATATTTAACATTTACAAAGACTACTTCTCCCGGCGTGGGAGGTTTAAATATAAATTCTAAACTTTCATATAATCCAAGTAGTGAACTATTGAAATGTTCAAACTTCCAGGGGAATTTTAATGGTGATTCTTTGACGTCTACTGGATCATCTTATTTGAACTTAAGTACTCTTAATAACTCCTCAAAGATAAAATTTATATTTGGTGCACAGGAAGGTTTTAGGTTTGACTATGCTTCATTTTGTCCATATACCCAATCTGGTCCTAAAGATCTTGGCGAAACTGGCAATGTATGGAATGATGCTTATATAACTCGATTATATTTAAATAATATTACTAACAATCCTTCATCTGCATTAATTAATATATCAACACGATTACATACTGATACAATTAATTATCAGTTTGCGTTAGGTGCAGATGCTTATAAAATGCAATCTGGAGCCTTTTATCCTGTTAATGATTATAGAGATTTGGGAACAGTAACTTATCCATGGAATAGGGTATACGCGAACTCACTTAATGTTTCATCATTTTCTGGAACAAGTATACATGCTAGCGCATCACTTAGCGGAGCTTCAGTTTCTGGAGTTAACATTTACGCAGTAAATGCTTTTAGTGCGCCAACATACTCTGGAACAAATATGTACGCTACTAATGCGCTTAGTGGGGCTTCGGTTTCTGGAGTTAACATTTACGCAGTA